GTCGTTAGGGATTGGGCCTAAAGCCCAATGGTCGTAGTCATAGTCAGCATAATACAAAGGCAAACCCTGTGCATATTCTGCTTGAACTTGAGCTACATAGTCTTGTGAACGATGCAGTAATGGCTCGCCGTTAATCTTCATAGATACGGTTTTACGCCATCTTGCTGGTTTAGCTAAAGTGCCATTAGTTGGAATTAAATTGGTTGTCACCACGTTCAATTCCCAAAGGGTTTTAACTTCAGCGGCAATAGCCTGCTCTGCCAAACCAATTAGCATAGGAATCTGGTTAACAAAACCTGTATCGTCTCGTTCACTATATCTGATGATATCTTGCACCAGATTGTCGTAGGTCATTACATATGCTGGCATGATTACCTTGTGTAATAGCTAATGTTAGGCATGAAATAAATAGGAGCTTCGTCCTCTTCACCATTCTCAGCGCTTTGTAGTTTCTTAGCAGCTTGAGTTTCTAAGTACGTTACTCGACCCATATCTACGCCGGGAAGCTGAAGCGCAAGCTCGTGGTTTAACATAGCTTGAACGGCAGCAATCCAACGGTTTGGTACATATAGTTGATTAGACATATTGCCCACATCCCAAGGTTGCAGTTCTAATACAAACTGCATCATTTGGAAGTCGTTATTTGGAACTGGCCAAATACGGATGTTAGGGTCAATCTGTTTGTCAAACCAATATTGCAAAGCGCGATTAGAAGCATACGCTTGCTGTGGCAATGAGAAATAATCATCACGATTCAACGGCGCCATTGGGATGACTTGTTGAACGTAATTAAATGTAATTTGACGCAATGAGAATGTAGATGCTACGGTCTCACGCAGTCGATAAAAATTGTGGTTTACGGTTGTGTTAATTGGGAAGTATGCCCACTCTTTATCAGACAACACAGTCTCAGGGAAAGTTTCAATCGTCTGCCAAGTAATACCGTTTTCGCTAACTTCAAGAGCTAGGTTGTATGCTGTTGTTCCAGAGCCCGGAACATAAGCATTAAATCCTACGTTAACAATACGCTGTCCGCTAGTGTATCCCGCACCAAACCAATTGTTTGAACCACTTAGTGATGTAGCGAACCCATCTAAATTGCCGTCAAACAATACAGAAGCATTAGGGTTAGCTGCCGGCAACGCTTGGGAGATTTGTGGAGTTACTTGGTAAGACCAGTTAGCGGCCCGAATACCAATTGTTGTAGCTGGTAAGTTAACTACCTTTTGACCGTTTGTTAAACCAATCAATATCTCTTGCAGCATCCATAGATTAACGCCCTTATTAGGCAAATCTTGTAGGATGTAATACAAGGCCTGCTTGGCGGCCTGTACATACTGTGGTGTAATCTCTTCAGCTGGCTTTCCGGCAGCACGAAATGCGTAGTCAATTAATTGACCGACCGTTATTTTTGTTTCATTAGATGTGCCAGAGTAGGCCATAATTATCTTCCTCTACCAGCTGCTTTCTTAGGGACTCGCTTAGGTAAATCTTTTTGTGCTGGACCGGCTTTGATATACTCCTTGGCAACCTTTTTAGGGATGCCAAGGGTACTCTTACCTGCGGCAGCAGCGTACATCGCTTTTTGTTGTGCCTCAGATTTGATGGGCATTAATAGACTCCGCCGCCAGTAGCAAACTTACCTAACTGCTTTAGGCCTTCCATGATATTTTTTGTATCTTGACCTTGTGGAGCCATGCCTTGTTCTTGAGCAGCAAACTGAGCTTGTTGTGATGGTGTCAAACCAGATGTCAAGCCAGTCTTGGCGCGACCCATCTTGCGACGGTTTTCTAAGTCGGCCAGTTTACGGTCTAAGTCAGACATTTGGCCCGGCATAGCAGAACCACCGGTTTGGAACTTAGGTAACTCAGATACTTCCAAAGTTTCAATAGTTAGCTCTTCTGTCTTAGGAGCTTTCTTCTTTGGAGCTGCAGCTGATGCCTTGGTTGTCGCGATGGCTTTCTTATCAGCTGCATCCTTTTTCATCGCGATAGGCTTTTTTACATCACCACCTGCCTTGTACTTACGAACCTTGCCGCCTTCTTTTTTGCAACGTCCGCCGGTCTTTAATTTTAGTTCTGTCTTTGGCTCGCCCTTGTGCTTAGCAGATTCATGCTGGGCAACACCTTTTTTAATCATGGCTTTATCTTGAGCCACGTCTTCTTTCATTTCGGTCTTTTCAGAGTGACGTGACTTGTAGCCAACAGAGCCACCCTCTTTGTAGCAAGCGATTTCGCTACGCATCTTGGGGTTTGATTTAAAGCCTTCCATTTGATTTTCCTCGAGGTTAAAATGATGATAGGGGATTGCGCGTATCCCTAATACTACTTATGCACAAAAAAGGGGCGTTAAGCCCCGTAATTATATGTTGGATAAGAACAATCTTCGTTCTTCCCTACGTCGTTTTGTTAGCTCCGCCGGCTTATTCCAGTTAAGAAATGCATTCGCCGCAGACTTTTCTTGGTAGTTGTTAAGGTGCATAACCACGTGGGACCGTTTTAGGTTATCCACCCCTATATTGTGACATAGGCTCATCAGGGCGTCGAATTGAGATTGGTTAATGGGGTAGCCTACACCAGTTCTCAAAAACCGCTCACAGGGCTCTAAATCGCGTCTGAGGAGGTCCAGCATTTCAGACCGGTTTAATTTGGCAAACAATAGGTACGGCTCTGACATCTTAATTTTATGTCCAATACCTATGGTCCAATTCCCCGCGCTGTCCAAATATGCATGAGGAACTGCGCCTTCTAAGCGCTCAATTAACTCCAAAGTGCTTGATTTTATTGCAACTTTTTCTGTGTGCTGTACGTATATGAATCTAATATACAGTAGCATCAGAGTTGCAATAATGATGCCTAAAAAAGTAAGTTTGTCTTTCATCAACCTACTAATGCAAAAAGCGCCCTTTCGGCCTCCCTGCGTCGTATTAAGCCTCTGGACGGCTTACCAAGGTTTAGGTTCCATCTAAGGAGTTCTTTTTCCGCTTCCGGCCAATTTTGCTCATTAATTCTACGGCGTAAGGTAGATGCTTGAAGCCGGCCAACACCTAGATTATAAGCGAACGAAACAATCGCTCCCAGTTTGTTTGGATGTCCAATAAGAACCGGACAGGCTCTGAGAACGCCCGGGATGAATATACGATTAAGGGTATTATGAAGTAATTCATTAGCCATCTCTTTCGTAATAGGCGGGTCTTGTAAAGTGACCTTACGACCATCTAAATAGAATGTGGAGCCATATCCGATGGTTGGAACACCAGCAGAACAAAGATATGGCTTCAGTCTTAGTCCTTCAAACTCTTTGATGAGTTCAACGGCTCTTGGCTCTAATGACACGGTCTAAGAAGTAAAAGTTAACAATACCCCAGAACAACGCTTGGTCGTCTGGTGTGTAAAGAGCTTTTGCTATTTCGTATGATGAAGCGCCACCTTGGAACAAAGCAATACCATAGGTAATCTTTACACCAAAGTATAAGAAGCTCATGGTATACGCTAGGTATGGGCGAACAAAACTATTGATAAAATCAATAAACTTGTTGCCTGTGAGCTTAGCTTGAGCCACAAGCACGTCTTTGAGGGCGGCAATATCCACGGCTTCAGCTTGGATTTGTGCCTCCTGTATCTTTTGCTGGCCTTGCAGTTTAGCAAACTCTAATTGCTTGTCCTGCATGGCCAACTCGTGGGCGCGTTCATTTTTAGCATCAAAGTACTTGAGCACTTCAGGCACTAGCCTAAAGACACCACCAAGTAAGCCGCCAAATATGGATGAGCCTAACGATACAAGTTCCATTATCTACCACCCCACCAACTAGCAATAAAGGTCACAACAGATGAAATGGCGGCCACGACGGCCATACCAACCCACAGGCCGCCTTTTGATTGGTTTGCCATTTCCAGCAGCTGCTCCATGCCCTCTTCGAGTTTATCTACTTTCTTTTCTAGCGACTCAACCGTCGCTACAAGTTTACCGTATTTATATAGGTCTATTTGATTATTGTAATTCATAATACTAAGCAAATAATAAGAAGAAGTTAGCGTTAGAAGCCGGTGCCAAAGAGATAAAATCCCAACCTAATGAGCCGCTGTTTACAGAATTTCCACCAGCATTCCATATACCTGTAATTTCACCAGCAGGGCCATACACGCTACCCTGTACGTTTAAGTAGTTTAGTCCTGTGATGGAGCCAGCTCCCGTGTAAATTAGAGTTGAGCCAGTGCCAGTAATTGCGACTACGTTACCTAAAGTACCAGTTACAGTGAAAGCACCAACACGTTGCGAGGTTGTTCCTAGTGCAATAGTGTGTGCTACTGTTTTGGTAGAAGCTATTTCTGTAAATGAAGAG